TGTTATAAGTGACACCCCACGAATAACTCCCCCTTCTTTGTCTATTCTCCCATCAAGGGCTTCAAATAAATTAATTTCTGACATTACAATAATTTTTTTGTCAACACCACCTATTTAAAATTTGGAATTTTACCCAGCAGTGCTTTCGGCAAATAAGCTCTTTTAAAAGCCCAGTCACTCCTAAGCAACCTACTCAGCGTAGAAGGCTTGAATTTCCCATCTACCATTTTTCCGCGGAGTGGGACAACCTTATGACCTCTAGTTGTCTTCCCCAGTCCCACGCCATGTTTTTTCCTATTCTTTTTTTCCCACTTATCCATATCCTTTTGAATTAGTTTCCTCTTGGAAGTTGGGTCCATGTTTTCATCAAAAACAGGATATTTTTTCTTTCGCAGATTGTTGGTTTTGCCTCTGCGCGCCTTCATGTATTCAGATAGTATGGCATTATCCCTTGCCGCTTTATAGTAACCCGCAGAGAGTACCGCGCCCCCAGCTAGACCCGCTGTGGTTGCTAATTTTTTTCTTCTGTCTTCACTCATCGCCTTGTTAGTCTGTGACCTAAAGCCATTAGGAGGGCACCGAGTCCCATTTGCTTCATCGCACTACTTTGGGTTTCTTTCTTTGCACGTCTTACATCTCGCCTAGCTCGTGATAGTGAGTTGCTTCTTACTATCACATTTACACCATAGATTTCTGATAAATCAGGAGAAAGCACCCATCCAGGTGGTGGCTCTCTACGAGCAGGCCATCTGCGTACCTCCACTAATTATACCTTCTATTTCTAGATGTAGAAAGCTCGGTGGATTTAGGCTTATCTTCCTTAATCTCTTTCGGCTTTTGTGGCTTTGGGGTTGGTTCTATTTTGGGTTCTTTTTCTTTATTACTCATATCAATTTCTTGTGAAGGGTTTATCTTGATCAATACCTTTTTTAATTCTATCTAGTTCGCCAATGAATACCTTAGTTGAACCTTTAGGTCTCTTGCTTGCTTTAAATTTTTTATTCTTTTTTAGTGCAGCAATATGTTTATCAAGTCTAGCAATTCTACGCCTCATGACTAATGCAAGCCCTGCCGCCCCTATGCCAGCCGCTCCTGTTGCTGCTAACATTTTATCTCTATTAGCTTTTCTTTCATGCCATTTTTTTGTCCTCCTATTTCTTTTAGTTCCCCCTGTGTGAACCCTAACCGATGTTGATGTAGGACGAGAGGTGTACCAGTTGTGTCCTGGTTGATGCTCAAGCTCTATATTGTCATGAAATTCTTCAAAGTAATTTTTTAATATGTTTCTTCCTTTTTTTGTTGATGCTAAATAAGACAAACCTAACCCACCCGCTGTTATTCCTGTAGCCATTGCTTTATCCTTGAAAGCCTGCTTTTCGTAAAACCTTTTCCTTCTCTTATGCCTTCTTTCGCCCTTTATAACATCTTGTATGTCCGCAACTGCACTGCCAGCTTTTCGCGCAGTTTTTACATTTTTTGTAGCTCGATTATGTACCCTCTTCGCCTGATTTGCGACATCGATTAGGCTATCATCTAATTCAGGTCTACTGATAGAAAATCCAATATCTTTCGCGACTGCCTTTTCTAGCACCCTTTGCTTCACCCTATTTTCAAATATTTTTATTCTACCCCCAGGCAATTTATTCAAAACACGCCTCCATTTTGGCATTTTCGCCTTTCTCTTATCATCCAAATATTTACGGATAGCAGCCTTGCGCACGGATTTTCTTTTTCTAACAGCATTCGCACGTGATGAGCGATTTAAGGGTGACTCGTTTACGGCTCGCTGTATATCCTTAGCGGTGGAGCTTGTTTGCCTTGTCGCCTTGGTAATGTTCTCACCTGGCTTCTGCCTCATGAGTCTTGCGGCACTCAGCAATCCCGCCCCTGTTCCCACAGCAGCAATAGCTGTATTGATTCTACGATGTTGCTCGGCTTTGTCTTTAGTCAAAACCGTATCAACTGGGTGTTCTATTACCTTACTTAGAGTGCTCTTTTTTTCTTTTGATGCCATATCCTATGCTTCCTCCTATCGCTATCGGTGTCAAAAGTCTAGCTAGGGCGCGTGTGCCCACATGACCCCTGAAACCTTGCGGTGCTTTGTTTCCAAAAATAGGAGCCTTTCCTGATCTCCATTTATTTTTCTTCTTCTTAAATTGCTTATGGCGCAACTTTACATCCCTTAAATATCTCCGTGTTAATTCAGACCCAACCGCGGCTCCCGCTAGTGCTCCTATTTTTTCATTAAGCTCTATATTATTTTCATCTCTACTAAGCCAAACTTTAGGATCATCCTTTTTCTGAATTTTACTGCCAATACTTCTGGCTATTTTCTTTAAATCTTCTGGACTAACCTCAGCATTAGGATCGCTAGAATCATACTTATCTAGTATGTTTTTATTATTATTCCTTAAAAGTTTCTGAGCTTTTGCTAGTTTTTTAGATTTAGCAGCCTGACCTGATATATGAGCCTCTTGCTTTGCGTTACCCTTTACATTGCTTTTAGGGGTAATTATTTCACCATCCTCATTTTTTATACGTTTAGTATTTCTTGTCTTTTTAGTTGGGTCAAATTTATGTTTGTCACCTATTCTATCCCTAGCTTTCATTCGCTTAGTACCTTCAGCGGGTCTGCCAGCTTTAACATTTATTTCCGATCTCATCCCCTGAGTTGAGCCTACTTTTCTTACTTTTTTTATCGGGGCAGGCTCACTGGGTCTCTTTGAATACTCTACATTTTTTTTGGCTATACTTTTAGTATATACCTTACTCCATGATGGGTTCTGCTTTCTCAGTTTTTCATATTCCGCATCTTCTGCCCTCAAAGCTTGATTGCTGATCTTAGTAGATTTTCTCTTTTTTTCAGACTTAGATAACCTGCCTAAAGCTTGCTGTGGTGTCTCTCCTTCCCTCGTTAGTCTCTTGATCTTCCTTTTTTGACTACCCGTCAGGGCTCCCCAGCTTTTTGAATCCCAGTCGGCAGTCTTTTTTCCTTCCACGAAATCTTTAATTTCTTTTTGAGCATAATCACTGGATTTGATTGCCCGCTTTCTTTCTTTGGCCTGTTTTCCCCTTCTTACATCTTGAGGCGACCTGCCGCCCCCGACTTGCGGTCTTATGTCTCCTTGAGCTTTCTTTTCTTCAGTCTTGGCCCACACAGCATCTGACTGACTCTTCCTTTTGGAATCATATGCCTGTTCTTTCTTTTCCCTTTTTATTAATTTCTTTATACCTTTATTGGTAGCACCCTTATTGTCTGCGGCTTTTATAAGGGATGGGTTTTTCGTCTCCCTAGCTTTAGCTTTTGTTTTATCTGATACCGCGACTGCTCCTACTCCTGCTGTTACCCCACCTGCTGCAGCAACAGCCCCATCTTTTGCGGTCTTCTTGCTTTTACCATAAAACCTATCCGTGCCAAAGGTGCCTTTAGCCTTATTAGCTAATCTAGCTCTAGCTTTTTTGCGGTCTCGTACAAGAGCTCTAGTTATTATCTTCCGCAGGGACATCTTGTTGTTGTTGCTGTTGCTGATATGCCGCAATCATTTCATGTGCACTTTCAAGCCGCTTGGATATCAAGCTCATGGGTATTCCATATTTTTCAGCCAAATTTTGTAAATGCGCCAACTCTCGTGCAATTTTTTCTGTCTCTTCCTCGAAGTCCAAGCCCATTTCACCGAATGCTGAATCATGAGTCTTTAAACCCGCGTCCATCATGCCTATTGTCGCTTGAACTTCATGCCCAAGGTCTGCTGTTATTTGTGAGTTAAACTGCCACTTGCCTCTCTTGAAGCCATTAACGGCAGGTATTTCACCCATAGCTATGCCACGGGAAAGCACCGCATCCTTGATCGGATCTAAAACTTGTTCAGTAAGTAAATCTTGATGCCTTTTAAAAGCTCTTTGTGCTTGTTGTACTTCTAGTCTTGCTGTTGCTCCACCGAAGGCACTCATATCCCACACAAATGCAAAAGGTAAATTTAAACCATTCGCCATTTCTCTAATTAGAGTAGTCACAAAACCATTGAACGTAGGACTGGGTCTAGACTGAGTCTGGAACATACTTATATCATCACCTGGCTGTAAGCGAACTATCTTACCTGGCTCAATTTTGTCCATCTTTTTTTCTCCAGCGGGGTGTGAAGCTTTAGTTGACCATTTGTCTGGACCATGATCATTTTTTGTAATCACTCCAGCATGGGATGACCCCCACTTGACCGCTAGTTTTTCCATTTTATATAACTCATACACATCCTTAGCATGAGGTATCGCGGTTTCGAAAGCGGTTATGCCGCGATATTGGTCAACCCTCATTGGGTCGATGTAATGAATAAAATTCTGCGCGGGTATTTCTTTAGGGTCTTTATATTGACCATGAAGAGTTCTTTTGTAGATTCTATACGAAACTGGCTGACCAAAATCATTAATGGTAATGCCCCCTATATAGTTTTCTTCCTGTTTCGCAGCCTTTCTAAACTGGTTGGGGTCACCTATGCGATCTGACTCAATGCTTTGTAGTTTTAAATCGGAGCCCATACTGACTAAAGCAAAACCGGCATCACCATCTCGCCTCATGCCAATGTGCGCAAGTTGAACTAAATGCCTGAATGGATAACGTTTCGTTATATCACAATTCTTCTCCCACTCTTTCCAATAATCCTCATATAGTTTATTGTTCTCTGGGTTTCCTGTTTGTGCTTGGTATCGCATTGACCCGCAAACGTACATGGCCTCTTTTAGTAATATGCTCTTAAAAAAAGAGTAATTCTGTACTAGCTTACGAGATTCCCACATCATTTTTATGCGATCTCTCTGATTAGACCAAGACTCTGATGCCGCGGTAGCGAAAGATGTTGCAGCAGATGCGTGGTTTGGCACGGTCCTGGCCGCATCATATGAAAACTCTAGTCTATCCTTATAGTATTTTCGCTGGAGACCCCAGCCTGGACTAACGGTAGAGATTACTTTTTCAAATAGGTTCATCCGATCATATTCCTATTATTCTGCTCTTGGTCAAACATATTGCCCGAAAAATCTACATAAGAATCCTCTAAATAATCTTTACCAGAACTCTCCCTTTTTATTTCGGTAATTGCCCTCAATCGCTCTTCAACCGATGTAATACTTCGTTGATAGCTCTTACCCCCGACTGATTGTGCTAAATACAGATTTCTCGCCTCTAATTTTATCCGATCTAGTTCTTCAGTAAGTTCTTGACTACTATAGTCGCGATAAATTACTTTCCAATTTGCTACACTCACAACCTTCTAATCATGTCAACAATACTGGAAGCATCTGTCGATTTCGATTACGATTCTATTGACTTTAATTACGATAGACTTGATGGCGAAGATATTATTGGAGAGATGCCTCCTGTTTTGCAGGAATACATCAAAGAAAAGATTCGCATGGAGGTGCAGGATGCGCTTACACGAGTTGTTGCTATAATTTATGACTCCAATAACTATAAATTGAAATTAGCTACAATAGTATGTGCTTTTGGGTTGCCTTTATTTTTGGGTAAATCTATGAAAGAAATAGCCGAATTACATGGCATCACAAGACAAGCATTATCAAAATCAGTAAAGTTATTTCAGAAAAACTTTGGATTACCACCAACCCGTGGTCAAAAATCGCTTGAGGCTTGCGAAAAATATAGAAAAATACAATTGGAAAGAAATAAAAAATGATTGAAGCTACTATTACATTAAGCTCAGAAGAGAGTGCGGAAAAAATATCGAATTGTCACCAAGCGGGCAAGGATTCGCTAATCAATTCATTGAAGCACTGGTCTGATGCAGGCTACCATCTGACTGTAGTTAGAAATACTGTTGATGATTTCAGTAAGTGGATATCTGAGAATTTAGGCTTTTCGAGAAAAACAGCATACCAATATATTAAGCTTCATGAAAAAGTTGAGCAAGGGTTGATAGACCTTGATTCTGGAAAATTTACATCGCTTCGTCAGTGCTTGGGCATTGATCATGATGGCGAAAATAGCACTTATTCAAGGCCGCCAAGTGATAAAAGATTTGAAAGTATCCCAGGTCTTTGCACAAAAATTGAACAAACCTGGAGAGGTGTCATAAGGGCAAAGCCACTTGATGGCTGGTCGGATGATGAAAAAAGAGTTCTAGCTAATAGCTTGAAACCTTTATTGGAAATACACAATGAGCTAAACCCTAATTAATCAGTAGTGTGGGTTTAGCCCACTACTTATTAAGGGTTTTGGGTTATCTTACGACAACCCGACCATATTGGTTACTAGAGCCGCAACTAAGATCATACACTCGCAATCCCAGTAGTGATTGTCTTTTCTGGGCTTATTGACCCACTTGTATGAAATCTTGCCATAATTATCTATAATTTCTTCTCTATGTTCTGCCGACATTTGATTTATATAATCTCTTGTGAGATTTTCAGGTAATTGCCAGCTTGGCCCTAATCCCTTTTTGTATTCAGCAAGCAAGTCTTTTATCGCAGGGTTAGAGTACACAAAAAGCCTGACTGGTTTGACTTGACCCTGACTTGGGGTACCCAAAGCAGGATCAGCCCATGTATCTTTCCATGGTTGCCTAACTCCATCCACGACAAAATATTGAAAATCATCTCCCTTCATCGGCTTCCATGAATATCCAGACTTTGTGACTTCATTATAAACTGTTGTCGCCAAATAACCTGAATCAATCATTACATCATCATCATCGACTTTCAGTTCGGTAATTTTTTCCCTAAGAGTCGAGAAATCAGGTATCTTCCCATAATCATATAGCCTAGATGTTCCATGCTTGCCGAAATCTCTAGCGACATAATATAGGCAATCTTTTTGCACATCGACTGCCAAGAACCTTCTTTCACTGTCAGGCCAAGTATCTAATAGCTTGTATGTTCCCTTCCTATCCTCAGCCCAAGATGATGTATCTCCGTACTTTAATCTATCTTCCCAAGGTTGCCCTAAGCTTTCTGTTATAAAAGTTTTCAGAGGCATAGGGTCTCCCCAGCTTAACGCTTTTTTTGCATTGATAAACTCTTCAACCAATTCTCGCCATCTCACCCAGGGTGGCAATATCGCATTCCACGTGAAACTCCTACGAGAAGATGGGGCTTGTGGATTTTTTGCAATCCAAGTTCCTTTTGTCAGTCTCCTTCTCTCTGCGGGCGTGTCTTTTGTTTTATATCCGCAGTGAGGGCATTCTATTCTCACCGTATCGGCCAAAGCATCAAAATCGTATAGATCGGGTTTTGTAATACTATTGGTATCCCACTTCATATAGTCCCATAGTAATTCATGCTCTTCTTTGCATGAAGGGCACTCGACGTTCCAGCAACGCTGGTCTCCTCTTAAATATTCTTGGTGAACCGTATCATGCTCATTATCTGGAGTAGATATTATAACTTGTCGAGCATTCCAAAAAGTTCTTGTTCGTTTTAAAACCATTGGTAGCGCGCCAGGGGGCCAGTTCCTTACCTCATCAAGCAACAACCACCGCCTTGGTTTTGACTGCAACTTGGATGGAGCATTGGAACCAACGACCTCCAGGGTCATGTGTGGGAAAAAAACCTCTTTGGCTTTGGCTAATTCTCTACTTTTGGGCAATAGCTTTGCCACATTTGGGCAAGCCTTCAGGGATGGCATCAGTCGTTCCTTAGCAAATTTAAGTGCTTCTTCTTCATTTGAAGTGACCCACATGCAAGGACCTGGGTCTTCTGATATTAGCCAGCACAAGCTGGCGATCATTGTTTCAGTCTTTGCCGACTGAGCTGAACACATTATAGAAAGTGTGCGAACTCTATTATCCGCAAAAATTTCCATGAACTCTCTAACCCATGGTGAGTTTGATGACTTCCATTTACCAGGAAAAGGAGATACTGCGACAATAAAGTTATCTTCTGCCCATTGCCAGGGGGGTCTATTGTCCGCTGGTCTCCATGCTTCCCTGGATGATGATTCCACTAGGTTCGTCTGATATTCTGACATAGTAAGCCAGATAACTAAGTAAACTTTCTAGTGACTGCAAGGACATTTCGTAGTCAGGGACTACCATGTCTTTTTCCTTACATAAAGCTTCGAGCCTCGCTCGAACTTTTTTTACATCAACAATTAGTTTATGATCTTGTAGTGAAACTCCGTTCACCTTGAGGCAGCATATCCTGCTGCACCTGCACCACCACCGAGGGCAGCAATCACAGCGAGCTTCTTATTTCGCGGCAGGGCGTTGAATTTCTTTTTCATCAACTTTGCATTTGCCATAGCCATCCTTTTAGATCGCGCTGATTTAGTATTCTTCTTCGCTTTGGCTTGTCCTCTTGCCACATCTCCATATCCTTTTCCTGAAGAATCATACATAAATTCCATCAAATCTTCGGGTGTGGGCTCAGAGTAACCAATAACTTTTTTGCGTAAGCCTTTTAATACGCCCATAGCTCCTTTACCTTTTCTTTTAGCTAAACGACCATATGCTCTAGCTTTTTTACCAGCTTTTGAGTCAACGGCTTGTTTCATGTTATCACTAATATCTTGCTTTATAAGGCCACCTTTAGAGGTTGGTCCTCCAGTCCTTCCTTTTGCCATTCCTCCAGACTGCATAGCTGCAACTGCTCTATTGTATTTTGTTCTTTTATTTAAATTTTTATTATACCGATAGCCACCATATCCTGCTGCTGCTGCGCCTGCGCCGCCCAAGACCGCGCCGACTCCTCCTCTTCTTTCGTCATCAGGCTCATATGCAAATTCCATGCGCTGACCCCTCGCGAGGATTACTTGATCCAGCTTATTATCTAATTCAACAATTCTTTCTGCGGTATTCATTATATTATAAATTTTTTGTCAACTTATCGACGAAGGAAAACTCTAAGTAATGGATTTTTTTTCAAATAAGTTAAGGCACCCCTCTTGTTTAAATTTTTTCTCCTCATTGTTTCATTCACAATCTTATTTAATTGTTTATCATCCAAATCTTCTAGTTTTTTCTTCCTAGCTCTAGTTTTTAGGTTCTTATCCAACTCTTTACGCTCTCGTAATTTTGACTCACGGCGATTATGTACTCCAACTTTTGTGGGGAGCTTCGGAGGTTGTTGTAATTTTTTCGGATCATCTACTTGTGCCAGGACGACACCTTGTTTTTTGGCGAATTTTTCACTAGACCTAATATCCATATCCGCTTTGCCTCTTGATATTTGCTTGCCGGATTTTTTAAATACCGTAACTCTACCCCTTTCTGCCTCATTCGCAGTCAAGTTGGCGATTTTTGCATTTTCTTGAGCTATTTTTTTCTGAATCTTGGACTTTTGTTTCGTGATTTTATCAGGAAGCGTGTTAATTTTCTCAACTACGGGCGCTTTACCCTTAACTCCATCGATTTTCTGACCAGAGGGAGTAGTCCCTCTTTGTTTTTGGATGATATTACCCTTGTTATCACGTTTATATCTTTGAATAAAAGGCTTAACTTTACCCGTGTTACCCGCGGGTAATTTAGGCTTACCTTGCGTACCGCCTAAGTCTTTGGGTAGCTCGCGTTTTTTTCTGCGCTTATCAAATCTCGATCTATCCTCATCCTTTATTCCGAAAAGTAACAAATCCTTATGATCTTCTGCGAACTCTTTACTTGCTTTCAATAAGCATCCCCCTGTTAATAAGCAGATATCTTTGCTCTTACAGGATTTACAAGATTTTTTGGTCGGATTATTGTGAAACGGTTCCACAATAAAAAAAGACCTGTCAACTATTGCTCAGGTGCGAAAGAGCTTCATTAATAGACTCTTTCATCGCGATTTCTGCTTCTGCTGGTGACATCCCTGCCACCTGTGGAGCAAGCTTACTAGGTATTCCAAGTAATACGGTTTTGGACTCTTGTATCATAGATGTGACCCATTTCTGTACATCACTATTTAAAGTATAGTCTCCGCGCTTGACTTGTATTTCATGCTCTAACTTTTCGCATATGAGTTTGAGCTGCCTTATCTTTAGCTCGTGCAAATCCTCAACTTCTTCTGCGTCTTGTTTCTGATTTACCTTGATCCAAGACCTAATCGCATGGTTGTCCCATTTGCCATTGGACAAAGCCTTGGGAAACCCAGGCTCTTTTCTCCATCGTTGTATGGTTTTTCTGTCTACCTTAAATATTTTAGCTAACTCAACCTGATTTTTTGAGAATCGAGGCAAGGTCTCCTTTTCAACCTCATTTAAAAGAATTTCATTAGCTCGCAATAAGTCGTTTTCTGAGATATTTTTACCAGAATCAACCTGCTCCATAATTTTTTTTGCCCAATCAAGGTCACTCATACTCATTTCTTTCCAATTATACATAACTAGGGCAAGCTAAAAATAATTTTAGGTGGAATAAGGTGGAATAGGGTGGAATCAGTAAGCTTGAAATTTTTACAATTTTAACGAATTGAGGATTATGTTTATTATGCTTAACTATGCTTAGTTATGTTGTAAGTCGTTGATTATCAACAGGTTTGACATCCATGGTATAATGAAGTTGTCCGAAAATGACACTCGCTTCATGCTCACGCAAGTGAGAACGTTTTGCAGTTGCACACACACAGACCCACGCTGCATGACGGAAGGCGCGCATCAAGCGGATGCGCAGAAGGTCGAACTTTACCACACCATCGTGTGATCATGCGGATGCGTTCGCGTGTGCGATGGTGTGGTATGAATTTCTCTAGTACGCAAAGGCGTGCGGGTGCGTTTATGCGTACCACCTATACACCCGCGACACAGCCCTTGGAGGGGCTTCACAATGAATAACCAAACAACAAAATCATACTCAGGATTCATCACAAGCGCTGCGTTCCTCGCAGCGTGCGCTAAGGTCAACGTAAAGGTTGCATCACCCGATGCTCCCGTCTCCGCTCGTAAGAGCAAGAAGCTGAAAGGCTTCGCAAATGGCGATGGCTCGCTATGCACCGAGCTTGCCACCACATCCCTGCTTGCGACGCAAGCATACCGCGTGCTCAACACTGCACGCAAATTGCTCAAGCGCGATGTAGCACTGGAAAACGTGGTTCAGGGAGCTGAAAAGCTCAAGGCTGGCGCGATGTACCGTGCACGTGAGGCAAACGCCATACGCTTTGCGATGGTACGCCCAGACGCAAAGCCGAAAGCCAAAGCCACCAAAGCCAAAGCCACCAAAGCCAAAGCCGCGCCCAAGTTCCCGCAGATCGTCAAAGCCATCACCGATGGCAAAGCCAAAGTCGGCATCAAGTCACCCGCGGGTGATCGTATGATCACAAACGTTGAGGAACTCCTCAACTTCGCCCTTGAGATGCGTGACCTAGCCGCGTCCCAGCCAAAGGCTGAGGCAGCTATCGTAATCGAGGCAACATTGTAATGCGCCCATACGCACTCACCCCTGGCACTCCCTTCGCATGGAGGGGGTGTCAGTGGGTTTACGATGGATATCATCACCACCGCAGGAGAACCGATGGCAAGGTGCACATGGCGCGTGACGATATCGGTAATCTTTACAGCTTCACCGACGCGCAGTTGGAAGAAGCGATAATACAACCACAAACAAGGAGGAAAAAATGCAACACATATCAACAATCATAGAGGAACTCCGCGCAAGCGGACAGTTACCACACGATGCACCACCCGCAGGGTTTCCGTGCGATGTGGCTATCACGCCAGAAGAGCTCGATGTGGACGAATACACTCGCGAAGAGTGTCGTCAGTCGGAGTTCTTCTTCATGGAGTTAATCTCGCAATTGAACGCCGAAGAAGCGTACGATGAG